AAAGCTCTTTATAGGCTTGAGCTTGGAAAGTGGTAACAGCTTCACCTAATAATGGGTGTATAACACCTGATGCACCTTCAAATGGCTCAGACCTTTCATCATCAAACTTCATACCTAGATATTTCAAACCATCTGTGTATGTTCTTTCCCAATCTTCTCTTGAAGATTTGTCTTTTTCAATGCCATCAACTAATTGATTGGAGATACGCATAAGTTCAGCATCATCTAACAACTCTGCAAGGTTTTCAGCAAAACCGCTTTCAATGGGTTGTTGTAAATCTGACTCTAAAACAGCACTACCGTCCTCTTGCATGACAAAATCACCGTCTTGTGCCATTTCTAAAGCCTCAATTGCTACATTTACGCCTTCTTCCCCTAACGGGACTTGGTTTTCTTCGTTGAGTACGGTTGGATTTATGTCTTTTTCAATTGCCATCAGTAATATACCCTTCTAACTGGTGCTTTTTCTTCATCAGAATAGTCATCCTCTAGAGAAACTAAGCCACCTTCTCTAAAACGCATTAGAGCTTGAGTCATAGTATCACATAAATCATCATTTTTACCAAAAGGGAAAGACGCACATTCTTCGATCATCTCCTCAGCAAACTTACGTTGTGGCGCATACACAAGCTTAGATTCAAAAATAGGCGCAACGGAGTGCATACGGGTTGATTTATCGTGTCCTCTAGTCGGTGAATAATTAACTACAGGTATACCTAGCCTTCTAAGTTCATGCGTTAATGGTGTACCAGAGGCTTTTGCTTCAATTAGCGTCATATCTGGCTCCCAATACTTGTATTCATTAAAAGCAATGCGTTTAAGTTCTGGAAAATCCCATCTACCCTTTTGTGCATCCAGTAAAATTAAACAATCTGGTGAGTCTGGCGTAGGACGAAAGACACCCCAAGTAGAAATAGCAGAGTAGTCAGCGTTCTCTTTTTTAGAAAAAGCAGTATCGTAGCTTTGAATTATGTAACTTACAGGTGGCATTTCGTCATACTCCCAAATATTCCACCATTCACGCTTAATAATAGACCCTTCTTCTGATGTAGGGTTCTGCATCCACTGTGCGTTCCATTTTTGTACAGGTAAAGATGCTTTGACTTTCTCTAATTCAGTTATATCCCAAAACTCAGGCCATAAAGAATCATTGGTATCAGGAAAAATTGCAGGAAACTCAACTACCTCCCATTGATCTGCAGCTTCCTCTTTCTGTGCATCAAGTAATTTTGCAGTAAGATCTATTGTACTCCAACGTGTCATCACTACAATAATCGCACCACCTGGTTGCAAACGCTGTCTAGGCCCAGAGGTGTACCACTCCCAACAAGACTCTAGTGCGCTTGGACTCAAAGCATCCTGTTCGGAGTGGGGATCGTCAATAATTAATAGGTCAGCACCACGACCTGTAATAGCACCACCGACACCAGCAGCAAAATATTCACCACCTTTGTTAGTCTCCCATCTACCTGCAGATTTAGAATCGGCTTGCAGTTCTACATTGTCAAAGATTCTTTTGTATTCAACAGAATCCATCATGTTTCTCACTTTCCTACCAAATCTAACAGCTAGTTCACCTGTGTGAGTGGTTTGCATGATTTTACGATTGGGCTGTTTACCCATAATCCATGCAGGAAAATAGGTAGAACAGAACTCAGACTTAGTATGCCTAGGTGGCATATTGACAATAAGCCTGTTAATTTTGCCATTAGCTACATCTTCTAGCTTTTGGGCAAAGATTTCGTGATGGCGACCACAAATAAACTCTGGCCACATTTGTTCCACGTAGAACAAGAAGCTGTTATGACATTGTTCTTGTTTGTTTAGAGTTTCAAGGCGTTCTTGTAGAACTAAAGTTTCTTTGATTTCTTGGTCAGATAAGTGGGCAAGCTTCATAACTCAGCTAACATAGCGTCTATGTCTACGGCACCACCGTATTTGAAAGCGTTGATACCACGTTTGCTTATAGCATCAAGTAACTCTGGAGTAAATTTTAAATAAGTACCGTCAAATACTGACCCTGTATCTACTGTTTCTAAAACCCCTTTTTCATCTACACCTAATTCTTTAAGAACTTTTTTTATTTCCACTGCTGCATCTTTATAATTTCTCACCACTGCTTCAGCAGTATCTTGGGTAGCTTCTGTCATCGCTTGATTGGCACCAATGCTAAGACCATCGACTCCTTCATTGTATGCTTTCAAAATATTTGCTCTGATAGGTAAAGTCACATATTTATCACGTCCACTTTTAAAATAAGGGCCTTGAGGTAATCCTTCTGTTTTTGCTGCTACTGCTTTTTTTAATATTTTTACACCATTGGCTATTTCTATGTCTTTAGTGCCAATATTAACAATATCGTCAAAATAAGCTCTGACACGATCCTCTACCCTAGGGCCTGCGTCAAAATATTTCTGTCTTCCGCCTTGAGGGCCTTCTGTCATAAAAAATATTTCTTCTTTTGATTTATCTAAAGACTCTGCAAAAGGTTTGCCAGTAACTCTTTCAATATCTCTTGGACTTATAGAAAACTCAGTCACGCCAAGATCCATGATTTCTTGATCTAACCCATCCAATAAATTTATAATTTCATCCGAGTCTGGTTTTTTTCCTCTAAAGTTTTCAGCTTGTATTTCTTGGATTCTAGCAACTTTTTTATTGTAAGCAGCTAATTTTTTCATAGTTGCGGCCTGTTGTTTAGGATCTATGAATCCTGTGCCTGGCTTCACAGCTACTTTGTTAAATAAAATTTCATCTGCTTTTCTACGTTTGATTAGCTCTTCTGCTAATTTTAATAAATCTTGACTGCCAATGGATTGCAAAGACTCAAGCGAAACTCGTGCATCTGGATCAGTGGTTACAGGGTAAATAATCCTGCTGGGGGGACTACCAATTGTGGTGGTATCCACATCCATTATGTCTTTAGTTATAGCGCTTGCTTTTGGTTTTTTATAATTACCACCAAGACTTTTGGGCAACACTAATGTTTTAAGGTAATCAACGGCATACCCCGCATAATTATTAGGTATTTCATAATCAATATACCCTTTAGCAAAGTATTCATATTGATCGCCAAGTATTTTTTTCTGGGTGGCAACATCATTTTTATTTATAGCCGCTACTAATCTCATATCAAAACCATCATACAAGTCTCTATAATCCAAAGCTCTAGAGAAAACATCATTATTGTCTGCAAGAAAGTCTTTTAAAGTTACTGCTAATGGTCTATTAAGTTTGATCCTATTATCAATCCTAAAAGCTAAGCTCTTATCAATTTCTATTATGTCTTGTATACCGCCTTCTTCAATAAGAGCTCTTTTACGTAGTGCTTTCGGTTTTCTTTTTGCAGTTGCTTCTTTGACAAAATCACTTTGTATTCTAAATATTTCTTTAAAATTATCGGTTGTTTGAAGATTAATATTTGCAAAAGCTTTATCTATTTTCTCTGCGTCCTCAGGTGCCAGTTCAGATCTTCTAGCTGAATATCTGGCACCTGGTTGCGTAAATGCATCGGCATCGAATACATAAGCGTTATTACCCCGTATTTTGTCTGCCATCTCTAAACCACTATAATGGTCTGGCTTTTGTCTAAATTCTCCTGTGCCTCTGACAAAGTAAAGTGACTGTCTTTGGCCATCAGACGATACATAATCTGGAGTAGAGCCTGGACTTTGATGTTTTCTATTGGGCACATAGCGAACTTGTAATGCATCCCGTTGTGCTCTTTGCATGTAATCATCTAAAAATCCACGACTTATGACTTTATTTCCTGCTGTTTCATTAAGTAGTCTTGTGCTTGGAGAGCCATCTGGATCTATCAGTCGCAATAATTTTAGCTCTCCTTCTGGCAGATTGTCAGCTTTCATAGCGTCAATCCATTCAGTGACTGTTTTTGATTGTTCGCTTGGTTTTAAAGAATTGATTTCGGGTTGTTTGTAGCCATTAAGCCATCTGCGGGTTTTTGAACCAAGGTTTAGTTGGTAGTCCATACCCCCTCCTGTTCTATAATCTAGCTCAACTAAAGGACGTTTTTGAAAAGGCTCAACTTCGGGTAAGGGTGAATCCTTCGGTGCTGAGAGTTGCAACGGATCGCCAACAGGGGGTTTGGCTTTCGTTGGAGTATCAAGTGCCGTTGCACCAGATTTTGTTGCACCCCTAGCACCACGAAGGAATCTGAATAATGGTATTAAACTTACGCCTGCAAGTGCAGATAAACCTATATTACCTGCTGCACCTAGTCTATCGCCTGATTCTATGTTGGTTTTAGCTCTACGACCAAACTCACCAACCTCGTAGGCAGCAATTGCATCACCTACACCTGGTGAGATACTTACAGCTATTTGATCTACAACAGGTAGTTCTTCGAACGTGCGATACGCTTCACGCATCTTACCATCAGCTATCTTGGTACTAAGATCTGCTAGTATTTCTTTACGTGCAGCCATGATTGGCTATTGAGATATAGATTCTAGAATATTGGTGATTTCCATGTCTCTATCAGACATAGTTCTGCCCGCTTGATTTCGAATCATGATTTTCTGTTGCTCAAGTTGATCTATTTCATTAATTAAATTTTGAGCTCGTAATAATTCATTGTTTCTTACAGCCATTTCGTACTCTCTATATTTATTTTTAATATCGTTTTCGATAGTAAATATCTGAGAAAAAGGTGGTCGTTCTGCAAATCTAGGTTCGTTTCCCATGCCAGCTGCACCTATAGCTAAGGCCATTCCTTTATCTCTGTTAGATAGAGTTCTACCAGCCTCTCCTAACATAGCTCGCATATTTTTCATATACCGAACATCTCCCTAGCCATTTGTAGCTCTTCCATAGTGATGCCAACTTCTTGCAGAAATGCCTCTATTTGTTCATCGGAAGCACCTTGAGATACCATTTGTTGTAAAATTTTTATAATTTGCATGAGGGCTTGTTTTGCCTCTTCTTGGTCTGATCCAGAGATTTGGTCAAGATCTGATTGCATTTGGTCTGGCATTTGCTGACCCATCGGAGTCCCTTGGTCAGGCATCATCACAGGGTCTACCTGCATGTTCATCATTTCTTCTTCCATTCGGTACCTCGTAGATAAAATCTGATAGTAACATAAAAACAAAGACGATGACTAGCATTGTGCTACAAATGTATTTTGTTTGTGTTCGTTATTAAGCTTGTGTGTGTATATACTGCGTAGCACGATTTTTGTCCCCCACCCTTCCGTCAGAAGCGTCACCGACCTCTTTTTGTGATCCTAAAAGAATCCTAGACATAAAAAAAGGGACAACTAAGTCCCTTCTTTTCCTCCGATTATGTGGTTACTTTTTATTTTTAGCTTTCGCTTCTTCTATGACTGATTTATTTTCTGCATTGTAATTAATCAATAAATCAGCTACAGCTTTATTTTTTACTGCTAGTTTTAGCAAAGCATCTTGAACCTGTTTATCCATCAGTTAACCTCCTCAGGCGAAGGCAAAGCACTAAATATGCTTTCATTCACTTGCTCTTGCGTAGTGCCTATGTGGATACTACCTTCAATGAGTTCACCATTTTGCACGACCTTTTGTTCACCATGAACATCAGTTGTCAAAGTTATAGCTGTTATGTTTTCACCAATAGGTGCAACACGGTAAAGCTGTCCTTCAATTTCAAAATACATTCCATCGATTTTCATATAGACCTCCTAATTGATCTAATAGTTAAAGAATTAATTATACTACGAAATGGCTACATATTGTGAACTTTATTGTAATTAATTGATCTTTTTTTTAGATCTTCAGCTCTCCTAGACAGCGGCCTGTAGAGCTGGCAGCAATACCTGGTGCGGCTTTTTGTGTGTGTAAGTGCCTGTATGCGTTGGCAGTCCGACCCGACCCGATAAACTCACGCCCGACCCGACATTAGGAACACCAACACATACAAAGCTATTGTAATGATAAAGAGTGTGTCCAAGTCAACAATCCAAGTATTGAATCTCACTCTTTCCTTTTGGCAATAAAGCACGCTTGATACATTTGTCATCAACATAAAAACGGTATTCTCTATCTCCGTTGTCTAGTATTTTGTGCGTTGTCCTATGGTTAAGGAAGTGATGAGAGTTTGAGCCACTCGTGCCAACTCTTACCTCAACCTCGCCACGCTCACGCACTCCATAAGATTTACTGCCAGCATATATACAAGCTGTTATATTGTTCCATATTGGATATGATCTACTCATTTTGACCTCTTCTTTAATTCTTGCTTAGCTTGTGCAAGTCTTTCATTTTCTTCATCAGTATTTAAAGCTTGCATCATACTTAAAGCTTTAACCATGTTTTTTAGTTCCCAAGTTTCTCTATGTTTCATTTTTTACCTCTACTATTAAAAGATCTATTGTAGCAGGTGGTTACAATATGTCAACCTGCACGGCGGTGCAGCTCCTGGTGCCAGCTCTCCCTGGATCTATTATTGTGTTTCGTTTGTGTGTGTTGATCTACGCAGTAGCAAAGTAACCCGACCCCCGATTCCCGACATAAAAAAACCCGACCAATTGATCGGGTTAAAACTGTTTTTATTATTCACGAAAGAACAGTAACTTTCGGCAGTAGATTTTTTTATACTAGCACTCTGCCTAGCTAGACTTTTACACACTTAATAAGGCAGATCTAATAAAGCTACATTCGTTTGTTCCTCTCATGCAAGGAAGGGTTCGGACTAATTGCTTAGGACACCCTACAAAACTTTATGTTTCTGCCTTAGATCTATTCTACTACACACAGGATACAAAAAGCAACTCTTTTTTTCATTAATTGACGGCCTGTATGCCAGCTGCCCTGGTAGATCCTGGAGCTGTGATGTGTGTTAAACTGTGTGTATATATAGCTAAAACAGGCGACAATCCCGAAATCCCGACATCCCGACATTTCCCGACCGATTATAGGTCTTTTTTCGTGCTTTTATTTTGCAAAGGCGACCGAGTGAGGGGGAAGATGCGATTATTCCTCAAAATACCATCATATAAATATTTATTACTGTAAAACATAGCTACACATTGTTCAGTCATATAACTTGACATATTGGATACAGATAGTATCATATAGACTTAGTTATCACATTTTATAAACGGAGGAAAATATGGCAACTAGATCAAACATAGCTTATGAACAAGCTGACGGAAAAGTTATAGTCACTTACTGCCACTATGACGGCTATCCAGAATACAACGGCAGATTAATTAATAAACACTACAACAACAAAGCTAAAGCAAAAGAGTTAGCTAATGTTGGTTATCTTAGTGGACTCAAATCAACTATTGCTGAATCAATAGAAGATAGAGTGCATCAAGATAAACCTGTAGTGTATGACAACATTAGACAATATTTGAATGATGTAAATTGGGACATTGAATATGCATACCTGTATAGCAATGAGCAATGGTATATCTTAGACGATATGATGAAAGTAGATGATGATTACAAGATCATAGATCAAAACTTCAAACCAACACAGTTCAAACCATTATGGTCAGTTCTGGCACGATTAGAGAGAGTGTCAGCATGATTAGGAAGTTTGAACAAGACGCTATAGTTAATGAAGTTATGTTAGGCATACATGAGACTATAGAAAAAACTATGAAACGTGCTAAACGCAATAAGGACATTAAGACAATGGAGAAGGTTGCGAATTGGTATAAGAACATGGATACGACCAAAAACACCATCACGGATAAACTTGCAGTAGCTTTATTAGACAAAGCTAATCAAGGGAGAATTGAACAAGTATTAACCCAGATCATGAAAGAGTTAGAGGTTTAACAATGGATAATATTCTTACTTTTAAAAACAATGAATCTCTAGTCAAATTGGCTAGAGAAACCATTGAAGCAGATAAATTTAAACTTGCTTATGAAGATAAATACACCAAAGAAAAATGCTTTTACTTAGTTAAAGATGAAGGCATATACCTTATGGACGCTTACGATACCAATAAGACAAGTAGAGATAATGGAACTGTAGTCTACGCAGATTCTTTTGATCCATCTAATGATCCACATGAGGATCTATGGGAGAGAACATATCAAGTTAGTAGAGATGATTTTGCACAAAATATATATCTCTTAGATGATCAATTACAACGCTTAGCAGATGGTGGAGATATAAAAATCAAACTATGTGAATTTCATTATGAGGTGGAAGCATGAAACCAACAGACGCAGAAAATACTATTAAAAAACTTAAATACCCAAAACACTTACGCCATTTATCTATCGAACGCTTAGAAATCCTGGCGAAGATTTTTACATCAAAAAGGGGGTGAATGATGAGTAAAATTAAAATACCAAGATTTACAAATAGGAACGTATCTGATTGGCTTGATACTTTTGACGGCAATGATGCAACAGTTATTTTGACTGCAATTGCAAACAACGAGTTAAATACTTGTGAAATGATAGATAGTATCTTAGCTTTTAACGAAGGAGAAAGTAGTCAAGCAGAATTTTGGTATCAACAAATGTGGAGGAAAGAACAATGAGCACATATTATAGACCAAGTAAACCAATACCACTTGACGACATTAAAAACAATGAAGTCTTACAAGAGATTGGATTTGAGATAACAAACCTAAAAGATAAGAAATACTTTTGTCATGAAGGACACTATATTCATTTTGAGCTGAACGATAACAATGAAGTTATAGATCTGTTTCGTTATGGAGGCAATGATGCAGATAAAATACTTATACCATTAGAGCAAATGTTAAAAGTAGAATTTATATCGGAGTATGATCTTGGTTATGACGATCTGGCACACGCAGACACTTCTGTGCGTAGATTTACTATCAAAGACGGACAGATTCATTTCCAAGAATGATTGATACATGGTTTTATATAACTATAGCTATCTATGTATTAATTTACCTATGTTCTGAAAGACCAGATGTGTGATCAAGTTAGACATCAAAATAGTTGACTTCGATCCCACACTTTACGACCTAGAACGCTACGAGAATATCCATCTTAGTCCATTTAAGGTGGGTTTTCTTGTTTATACAGACAACAAACTTATACACACAGCTTGGTTTACTTCTGAAACTGCACTATTTAAAGGTTTAGATAGCTATTTAGACTCTTTTGATTGATCTTCTATAACATCCTGGGTATCACCTAGATCCTGTTTGCTCTCAATACTTGCTTCAACGATATTGCCCATAAGTTGTTTTAACCTGGTTTCGACTTCTTCCCGACTCATTTGATCGACTTTACCAAATTTAACTTCCTTCCGATCTACAATTAGACCCCCGACTTTAAGCAGCGAGTTTTGCGCTGAGATTGCAGCATTAAATGACCCTGCTTCCATGGCCTTGTCACGAATATCATATAGATCTTGCACCGCCCGATCATAATTAAGCTCATACTTCTTTTTTGCTTGATTCATCAAATAATTATACTCTTGCCTAATTAAGGGCTTATCCATAAGCTTATTGGCCGCTTGACGAGGGTCTTTATACCCAGCTTTGTAGGCACATTCTACTAACGATAACCGAGGATTATTGACTGCGATCCAAATAAAATTTCTCTGTCTACGATTCAGTTTCGTATCCAGATTGCAGTATTCTATTGGGGCTTCTTCGTCAGACGACAGGATTGGTTCATATTCTAATTTATTTTTTCTATGTCCCATGTTTGTTTCGCACTAGAGCTAAGTTTATATACTAGCTACCCCCACTTAACCCCATAGTGTTTTGAAAGCATACTTGAAGATCTATAACCAGGTCAAGTATTTTGTAAGTTTTTTATACTATTTTTATCAAAGTCTTGTGACAAAAATGAAAAAAATAAAATAATCCCGAAAAGCCCATTCTTATCATGTTTTTTGTTGTCATGCTTTTTTGACAATAATTGACAATATTAACGAGGTATCGTTTTATCGGCATATTTCGCCAGTAATTCAACTACCAGGTTTGCTACTTCTTTGTCATCAAACTCATCATTAAGCTGTGATATACAAAAACTAAGAGCGGCCAACACAATATTTAGTTTGTCCTCACCCCGATATTCCATGTTTTGAAACATGACATCAAGACGTTCACAAACTTCATGTAATGTGGGTTTCCCCATCTTTTCTTTGATTGCTACCAATTTTGGCATATTGCATCATAACACGACATTTCATCAATATTCCATATTCTTATAAATATGCTTAATAACTTCTACAGTCCAGCCGTTCCCAAGCATTTTATATCTTTGTGTGTTAGATACATGATTCGTATAGTTATCCGGGACTGTTTGCAGTCTTTCACATTCCAAAGGTGTTAGTTTTCTCCAAGTAAGATCTTCTTTTTCAATACTTATCTCATGATCTTTGTTAAGACTAGGTGTGACTGTTCCAACCTTGCCGTCCTTTCTAGGTTCTAATTTTTTTGATCTAAAAGGTGTGTGGTCTTTACCTGTTTGTTGCCTTGTCATCCTACGCATTTTTTTGGCCTCATCTGTTCTTACTTCTCTATAAGATTGAACGGCTACCTTTGGCTCTCTATTACCACCCTGACAGGTATTTACTGTAGGAGACTTACCATCTGGACTGTAAACTCTTTTTAATATGTCATGTCCATTTATGTCTACTGCAACACCTACTTGTTTAGGCTTTGTTTCTACAAGCGTATTGCCATTACCTGCTGTGCCACCAGATTGAGCTGACAATGTAGATGATTTACCGTCTTGTGAATAAATACGATTACCCTGGCCACCATCTTTTATTTTGCCCACTTGTTTTGGCTTCGTCTCTATCATCTGCTCTTTGTTTGATGCAGTAAGCGTAGGTGATTTTCCTTGATCGCTATAAACCCTTTGTGTGCTTTCAAATACACCATCCCTGTATTCAAACTCCATGATCTGTTTGTCAAACACGCTTGATGTAAAGCCAAGAACCTCTTTGAGCCTAAACCATATATCATCGCTTGGTATAGCAAAGCTACTATCAGTTCTAAACCAATGCTCTACTTTAGTGATTGGCATATTTGTTTCATCTGCAATTTGTTTGTTAGTTTTTTTACTATTTTGTTTGTAAGCACGAAGCGCTTGTTGTAATAACAAAATATCAACCTTATGCTTCCTAACCTTAACCTCCTCTACATTCATGCCTACTTTAATAGGCTTATTAACTAACTGTCTTCTATGTTTCTTTTTGTATTGTTCAACACTTGCACCTTTGTAATAATTTGCATCTATGCAATGTGCTTTATCTCTTTCACTATCAAAGCTGTCTTCCAATATATCTCTAAGCACTATACCTCTATCCTCTGGTTGTTTTATACCAGGTATATTAGTCCAATAGTATCTCTGCCTTGACTGTGCTGAGACAAGAGAACTATTTATGAAGATAGGCTCAAACCTTACCTCACCTAAAACATTTAAGAATTGATTATCAACATCTTCTGGCGCATAACACTGAGACAATTGATCTGTTATCACTTCCAAAAACTCTTTTTTCATTCTTACGTTTTCAAGTAAAAAGTATTTTGGTTTAATTTCTCTAAGTAAGCGTATGAACTCAAAAAACAATGCAGATCTCGGATCATCAAAAGCAAGCTGTTTACCTGCAAACGAGAATCCTTGGCAAGGTGACCCAGCTTGTATTAAATCCACATCTTTATAATCTTCTGCATTTAGATTGCATACATCCCCAACCTGAATTGTATTTGGAAAGTTAGCCTGTGTAACCTTTATGGCATACTTATCAATTTCACTTGCATAGTATTTTTCTACAGGAATACCTAATTGATCTAGTGCGATCTGGCCGCAACTCATACCATCAAATAAACTTAATACTTTCATTTACAAGTTTTATTATACTTAGGTTGAAAATGTTTCATAAGTTTTTCTTCCCAATACATGCGTCTATTTTTTGCACAATGCATAACTCTAAACTCATCAAACAATTTATATTTTATATGTTGATAGATACGTTGATAGGGACATATGGATTGTCCTACGTAAACTACAACACTTTGGTAATATAATAAATAAACACCTGCTCTATGATATTCACCCAACATAGTATTTTTATTTAAAATTCTTTTAGCTCTTTCAGGTTTATTTTGTTCTAGTAAATCCTTTGTATTGATAACTTTGTGTAAATTAGCAGTGAGAAGATTTGATGTAGATGGTGATGAAGTAAATTCGCCAGTAGAGCCAACTAGACGTGTATTTGAATGGTGCAAAATATTCAACTTAATATTTCCTTAACTGACCTAAGAGATTGGTCGACCCCAGCTGTCATAGTTATAAAAAGGTGGTTCATCTTGCACCACATCTTCATACTTAAAGTTCTGCACATCAGCTTGTGGATCAGACGGCACGCTTCCCAATATTTTTTTGTGGTGCTTTATATATGATTGCACAAGATCTTGAGATTCGCCCATAATAATATCATTGTTAGCACAATCAAAAGCGTCTCTCTTATCCATATGTAAGTTTTTCAATCTACTCATTACGATACTCCTTTTTCTACTTTTATGTAAAATATGTTTTACTATATGTAGACATTATACACAATTTAGGTTAATATACAAAAACATTTATAGGAGAAACGTATGAGTAAACCAAAAACAGATATATCTGAAATCATTGAGGGTGTAATAACTTATGCACCACCAAAGTCTAAACAAGACATTGAACAAGAAATAGAGCGTGATAAGGTTAATTATCTTATCTGGCAAATCGGTGTTGCTGTCAAAGAATTACAACAAGCAATAAATGAATTGCAACAAGACAAGGACGTATCATGAAGATACCAACTAAAGAAGAACAACAACGTCTAGAAAATTTGCATAATGAATTTGGCATGGGATTATGTGATCTAACTGAAAAAGTTGAAGATCTAGGTGTTATACATATTGCACATGTCGGTATTGCATTTTTTACACAAATGGCACTAGATTGTGCACCAACATTAAAAGATGGTCGCAAGTTAGTTAGAGAGACCATAAGAACTGTTAAAAGGGAGCCAGTATGAAAATACCAGATATGTTAGAAAACTTTGAGCATGTAATCATAGGGGATGTTGCTTACTTTCCTAACCTTGATAACAACACTTATCACAATGGCCTAGGTATCTCTTCATCAAATATAAGAAGATTTAGTCAGAGTCAGCTACATGCATTAGAAGAAGTGGTTGAGCAAACACCTGCAATGATGTTTGGCTCAGCTGCACATTCATTGATTGTTGAGGGTGAGGCCGCATTTTTTAGTGATGTTGTTACTATCACAGGATCGCCTTACACCAATACCAACAAGCAACTGAAGAAGGATAGTCTTGAAAAAGGTTTGTCAGTTATAACTGAAGAGCAAAGGGATACTATTTACAGTATGAATAACAGTTTGGTGCAAGAGGCAGAGCCTTACTTGCGCCCAAATAAAGACTATCCACAAGTTTTTAAGTCATCAAAAGAAGTATCGATCTATTGGTATGAACAAGATCTATTGTGTAAAACACGAGCAGATGTTGTGTGCAATGCGTTTGATAATACTTTTGGGGAAGATGCCATAGTGCTTGTAGATTATAAAACAACGAGTGATTGCTCGGTAAGGGGGTTTACCAATTCGGTAAGGCGTTACTCGTATGATCTACAAGCCGCATGGTATAAACGTGGCTTTGAGCGTGCTGGGTTTAAAGTTGCAGACTTTGTATTTGTGGCACAAGAAAAGAAACCACCATATGCAAGCAAAGTATTTAAAATGAATCATGCTGACATGGAGATTGGTTGGAACTTTCTGAGTGATTACTTGGACGATTACACCAAAGTGTTAGCTGGTAAGCCTGCTACTATTTATAACAGTCCAAACGTTGTGGAGCTAAATACTGGCAATTTTTATAGAGAGGATCAAAATGACTGAT